GGAAGGCCGTCATCGCCAGATGGAACATGATCATGGCAAACATAATGTTGATCCAAATCTGGGTTTCCAGGATTTCGGCGCAGGGCGGCTTGCCGTGGTACTGGTTCTCTTGCTTATCCCAGGGCAGCCAGGCCACGGGGTACACCGACAGGCCGGTGTCAACATCCTGGTAGATGTAGGCGCTGGCCACACATTTACTGACCTTGATGGTGTTACTCTCCCTGTCGCGGCGGTAGACGATTATATACGTCGCCTTGCCATACCCGTCCGCATCCACCTCGATGTCAGCGTCTGAGCTGGCCTCCCATGAGGTGTCGTTATCTTCGCTGATATTATCAGTGTCATTGCTCCGGTACTGTTTCGCCTCAGCCTTGAGGTTTTCCACCGTATCCCGGCCGGATATGATGATATAGGGCTGGGCTTCTTTGTCTGGGTTGTTGGCGTTGCCGAAGAAAACATTCGTCCCATTGACCAGTTCAAAGCAAATTTCGCCTTTTACGTCCTGAAATGCTCCGCCGTAGGGCTGTTTGTTGGCGTCAAAGTACAAATGAGCTGCCACATCGCCCATAATCCCTGCTTTAAACAGCGCATCCCTGATCCGGTTGTCCATTTTGAACTTTTCAAACAGGTTCGCCAGTTCCGCCGAAGCGAATTCAGCAATGTCCATCTGCTCCGTGGGGCTGTCCTGAGAGTACTCTAACGGCTCCAAGTCAATCTTGGTGTTGTTGGCCGTGATGGACGCCACCCAGAAGGGGATTGCCTTGCGCAGAATATTGAAAACGGGTTTGCGCATGCCGCTGATCTCCAGGTTCCGCCACTGGTTGCCGTTGTAGAAGTCAACCAGGGTATTCATCAGGTCGTAGTAACTGGCGTTATTGATGCACTGGAGCGATTGATTATACTTTTTGCCGGCCTCGTACAGCTGCCAGTCTCTTACCGTGTCAGCCAATTACCCCCGCCTCCTTTCCAGCGCCTTGGCCAAATTGTAGTTAATTATCTCGTCGAATTCCTTTTGCATCTGCTCGGCTTTACGTTTGGCCCCTTCCCTGTCTGCATCGGACAGCAAGTCGGTCTTTGCGACCTTGTCGGCCAGTAAGGGCAGTAGCCTCTTTACCAATACCAATAACGCCTTATCCCAGACATACAAAAAGACCAGCATCACGCCGGCCCCGATTAGGTATTCCATCTTTCAGCCTCCTAAAATTTAACTTTGAGATCTCCACCCATGACGGACTTGACCATTTGCTGGTGTTTCTGCTCTGGTGTAGGCTTATTGGGATCAGGTTTCTTTTTCTGTTCGTCCCGAAACTGCATACACTCAAAGTTCAAGGCGTACCGAACCGCGTCGATGGAGTGATTATCTTTGTCCGGGAAGTTCGCCTTGAAATTGCCCTGGGCATCCTTCTCCAGCTCGTAGTTAAGGAATTCCCTGGCGGCTTGCGGACATCGCCGGTCGTCAATTATGATTGCCTCCAGATCCTGCAGGAACTTGATCCCATATTCTACCGAATCAGGCCCCTTCTTGACCGGGGCGATCCTTAAGCCGTACTGCCGCAGCTCGTTGATGGTTCTGGGTTCAGCCGAGTCGGCATATACCTGTTGATTATCTTTATTTTCTTGGCTTATTTCCTCGTATGCTTTACGGTTGGACACGCCCACGGCATAGTATTCGTGAAAGATATACAGCCGCTTGTATTTGCGGTTGTAAGTTGCCACTATGTAAGCCAGCGGGTCTACCGCATAGCCAAAGTCAAGTCCTCGCCTGATCACCTCGAATTGACTTATTTCCTCATCCGTTATCTCCCGGATTTGAACATTGGCGAATACCTCTCCGCCTGTGCCTGTGACTTCACCAAGATATTCATGCTTATAAGCTGTTTCATTTGTGGCCTTAAGGTGTTCGGCTTCGGCGATGAATATTTCCCCCAGCCACTCCCGGGGAACGTCCAAATGGGTGGAGTGATGGACCAGTCTGTCCGACCTGGTCATCATTACCTCGGCATTTACCCAGCTGCTGACCGACTTCGGCGGGTTGTATGTGTAAAACGCGGTGAACCTTTCCCCACCCCGCATCAGGGATTGCAGGATGAGCCGCAGCTCTTCAATCCCTGCGAATTCGTCTACTTCCTCGAACCAGATGTATTTGCAGTAACCCTGCTTGAACTTGATTGATTTAATCTTTTTGGGCTTGTCGGCGCCTCTGAATAGTATCTTCTGCCCGGTTGGGATATAGGTAATCACCATTGGGGAGGTTTTGCAGTCCCAATACACCCCAACACCCAGGGCCTGGATGGCCCACTCTATCTGCTCATAAACAGAATCTTTGAGAGTATCCTTTACCTTCCGCAAGGCCACGGCATTGGCGTTTTTGTCGGCCATCATTCCGAGCACTATCTCGGAAGCCGCGAAGGTTGACTTTGTGCTACCCCGTCCGCCCTTTAACCAGTAATGCGTATGCAGCCCGTCTATTATATCCCAATGGACCTTATAGAACGAGGGGGCGATTACTTTCTTAAGACTTATCTCTGGGGATGTCATTGATTATCCTCACCCCAGTTTCTCCGCTGAGCTCGAGCTTGTCTTTAAACAGGCCCAGGTGCCGGCCGGCCAGCTCCAGCGCCTTCAGCTTGTCATGCAGTTTAAACTTGATTGAGCCGCCATATTCGGTGACGGTCTCTGACACCTCAGCTACGCAAGCAGCCTCATCGTCTGACAGTTCCTCTGAATTTTTCAGCTTTACACCCCCGGGGCCCCATCTGCTAAACCTCCGCATATCGGAATAAGCAATTCTGGCCAGTTCCTGGAGCACCCGATCAGCTGTGATCTGGGTCCGCTTCTCCCGCTCTTTCATGGCCGTTTCTATGGCTTCCTGAATTCTAGTTTTTTCTAGCAGTTGGTAACCAATCTTTCCGGCCATTTTAGTGCTGTATCCCGCTCGGATAGCGGCCTGGGTGGCGTTGAGGTCCACCAGGTACTCGCTGACAAACATTTGCTGTTTTGCTGTAAGTTTCGCCACCCAGATCACCTCCAAAAGAAAAGAGCCCGAAGGCTCAATCGTTTATTATGTCATATTCTATATTTATTTCAGCATTGCAGTTGGTGCAAATTCCTTTTTTACCTTTTACTTTAATTTCGTGTTCTTCTTCGCACGCAGGGCATTTCATCTTTATTGTGCCTTGCGCATAATTAACAACTTCATCGCTTTTTAGGAATTTCTCCAGATCCTTCATGTTATTAAAAGTTGGCACTGCCGCCATCACCTCCCTTCACCTTATCACTTCACCTTATCACTTCGGCAAAAGGAAATGATTTCCTGCAACAAAAAGCCGCCCATCTGGACGGCCTATCGATACTTCTTTGTTTATTATTATACACGGTGCACAAACAAGAAAGTGTGCAGAGTTTGTGCAGACTTTTTTACAATGCCTCCAAAGCGTTAAACCCCAAGTACATCACAGCAAACTTCCGAATAGCCTTAAACCTGATGTCATAGACTGACCGCCTGGCATAACCAAGCTTCTCCCCAATATCCTCCTTCGGCACCCGGTCTATGTACCACAACTTTAAAACCAGGCCAAAGTTCTGACACTGCGGATCCTGTTCAATCTTAGCCAGGATGCAGTCAATCTTCTTTAGTTCCTGCTCAGTTTTCTGCCGGCTCTCAGTCAGTTTCTGTAAAGTCAGCATGGTATTCATGGCATCATCATGCTTTCCCGCCCTAATTCCAGTCTCATCAGCAGCCACCGCCGACAGTACGCTGGGACCATTCTTGGCAACAAGCCTGCTGATTTGGCGGTCTAAATTATCAATTGACCGTTTCAAATCTCGATAATACCAAAGGACATTTTCAGCTTCCCGGATATAATTCATTATGCACCTCTCCCGCCACTGCCTAATCTTTTGGCACAAATGTTACTATCGCCCAACCGCCTTCTATGCACGGCACGCACCTGGCCCTGACCTTGCCGATATCTACCTCAACGGCTTCACCAACCACTTTCATCCCGAGATACAGGTCATCGGCCAGTTTGTTCTTGACCAGCCTCATCACCTCAGAGGTTAGCGGTTGGCCGGTCCACTGTCTATGCCGTTGCCTTGCGTGTCTGGTGTACTTGGTTCTTTTCATCTGCCATCCCTCCAAGCTCGTAGTAACCACGCTCTTGG